GTCGCGGCTCTTGGACGAATTGCGGATCGCGCGCTCGACCAGAGCCACTGGCTTCATCGTCGGGTGTAAATCGTTCTTGTGCGGCTTGTCGAAGAACCAGACATCGCCCTGGTCGCGCGCGCCGCACCAATAGTGATCGGTTCCGCTTTTCCAGCCGTAGAGAATTGGTTCGTATTGGCGCTGATAGTCGGAGCGACCAAGTGTGAAGCTGTTCTTGGCCCAGATCACGAACGTCGACCACTTTCCGCCGGCCTCGCGGAACGCCTTCTGCAGCCGGTCGAGCTCAGACGAGGACATGCAGATGTAGACGGCACCCTTGGTGAGGGCGAGGATATTGACGCAGGCGTCGTAGAGAAGGGCGCCGAAGTCCTTGCCAATTTTGTCGTTCAGGATCGGGCGATTCTTGCCGCCTAGCTTGTCCTTTGGGGTGTTGGCGTAGTCCACATTGTACGGTGGATCAGTGAACGTCATATCGGCGAGTTCACCTCCGAGGACCTTCTCGACATCGGACAGTATAGCGGCGTCGCCACACAGCACGCGATGCTCGCCGCAGATCCACAGATCGCCGGGACGGCTGATCGGCTCCACTGGCGGCTCGGGTGCCTCGTCGAGGTCGCCGTCGGTGTCGGCATCGCCCAGCAGTAGCTTGTCGAGCTCATCCCGATCAAAGCCAGTCAGCGTCAGATCGAAACCGGACTGGCGCAGATCACCGAGCTCAAGCCGGAGGAGTTCATCACTCCACTCGCTCGATTCCGTCAATTTATTGTCGGCGATCGCATAAGCCTGACACTGCGCCTCGGTCCAGCCGTGGGCGACAATCGTCGGCACTTCGGCGATGCCCTCGAGCTTAGCCGCCTCGAGCCGGCCGTGACCGGCGATCAGCATGCCGTTTTCTCGCACCAGCACCGGCATGGTCCAGCCGAACTCGCGAAGCGAAGCCCGGATCTGCTCGATCTGCTCGGGCCCATGAAGGCGGGCATTGCGCGGGTTCACGGTGAGCCGCCCGATGGGCCAGAATTCGATTTTCGCGGCCGGCCAGGCGGCTGAGGGTTTTTGAGCTTCGAGCATTGATATCGTTGGGTTATTTGGCCGCGGGACCAAACCAAACTGAGGTTTTTCGATTTGGAAAAACGCGCGTTTTCCGGGCGGCGGCGCCACCGCTTGTGAGGCCCCCGAAGGAAGGACCCGTGACTTGATCCGAGCGTTCGTCAGCGCGGCAGCATGCGTCCGATCTCATGGCCAACGCGGGCAATGATGCTACTGACTCCGCTGTGCCAGGCGGCAGCGCTGTAGTCTTTCACAAGCTCGCGTCCGAGATTGGGGCCATAGAGCCAGCGGATCGGCAGTCGCTGCTTCGACGTGCGAATGAAGGCGCGGCCAAACCGCGGTACGATGAACGTATGCCGGAAGATCCGGCGCTTGTTCCATGGTGCGGCCGACACGCCCTTACCGCGCTGTTTCCCACCGAACCAGGCGATGTTGGTTTCCTGTCCGCGCGCCTTGAGCTGATAGGTTAAGGTCGCCGGTGTCGATCGGATGGTCGCCATGGCTTTGTCGACCGCGCCATATTTGATCCCGGTCTGCTTGACGAGTGCGCGTTTGACCTGCGTGCGACCCTTGTCGCCCTCGTGGTTCAACGCCCGCGACATGGCGGTGCGGGCTTGGCCCTCGCCCAGAGCGGCAAGCTGATTGCCGTATCGGGCCAGGACTTGGTCGCTGGCATTGATGACGAGTTGCATGATGATGGATGGCTTTGCGCGCGACTCTCGCGATCTTGCCGTCCTTGCTACCGGAATTCCCCGATTTTGTCTGGTCGAAAAATGTCTGCACAGAATTTATTGCCAACGACAACCCCACGGGTGATTGGAGGCCGACAAGAGCTCAGTGCCTGGCCGATCCAACGGCTCGAGCCGCCGCGATGAACGAGCGCCGTGATCCCGCACCTGTCTTGCGCCGACCATTGAGCCGCCAGGCGATGACGTACAGCGCATACCGATAGTGCTCATCGGCTGCCGCGCGCTCCAATCCGACCTTCCAGCAAATCGGCTTCCACCGCAGGCCTGAAGCCCGAAGCCAAACGATCTTCGCATCGATCGGCTCGAGCCAGTGCAGCCAACCAAGCGTCTCCTCCATCCGGCTGATTGCGGCGGGCGATGGTGGTGGCAGTCGCATCGGCTCAGGCTCTTGCCCAACCCGATCGGCAAACTCAACGAACATCGTGGGCCATGTGTTGAAGTACCCTGGCACGCGTACAGGCGGCAGGCGCCGGATCACCGATGCGGCTTCAACCAGCCGATCCTCGACCTCTTGCACAGTCCACTTATCCACGCTCAGCCTCCTGGCGTTTCTGTTTGTTGCCGTAGAGCTTTTCGCCGATCTGGCGAATGAACTCCCGCTCGGGCCAGCTCAGCCGCTGATCGTCGACTGACACCGCGAGCAAACCCTGTTCGCGCCAGCCATCCTGTTTCACCTTCTCGGGCGGCCGCCGCTCGCCGCCGTATCCGGGAAGAGACCACCTCATCGCGTCACCTCCGGCAGCAGCGCGGCGTAGCCAATGACGTCCGTGGCGCTGTCGCGGTGCGCCGGGTCATACGCGAGCCGCACCAGCTTGAGATCGAGCATGCAGAGCACGACCTGCGCCGGCGTGACGCAGCAGCCAAGGGTGAGCGACCAGCGTGCGGCCACCGCCGCCATGGAGGCCGCCGGATTGCCGTAGGCCGCATCGCGCTCGGCCATGACGATGGCGGCGTGCCGAAGCATTCGTGCGGATCCAATGCGATTGCGCGGCGTTTGCCGCTCAGGAGGCCGTCGCATCACGAGACCTCCTGTTGCATCGGGATCGGCATTGCCTGGGCGACGAGATCGATCACGGCACCGATCACGGATGCGGGTTCAGCGTTGCCAAGACGGCCCATGCTGGCGGCGAGATCAGTCGGCTCGACACCGTGCTGCAGTAGCAGCGAGACGACGACACAGGCGTCGGACAACAGTCCGTCCAGCGTCGATCCGGTCCGCGTGCCATGGGTGAACACTTCGCCCGGCCGGCCGTCGGGATAGAACCCGACGGTGACAGTGAAGCGGCTGCCGCCATGCTCAATGTCTGAAGTCGCAGCGAAGCGGCGATGCGGGAGTCGTGCCCGGGTCATCGCACACCTCCCTCAGTCTCGACCGCCCACAGCAGGATAGCGATGGCGTCCGCCTCATTGTCGTCGGCCGGAGTAAATCCACGCGTTCGCACGGCAGCGATCACTGCTTCCTTGTGGGCGTTGCCCTTGCCGGCGATGAAGCGCTTGATGGTGCCGACCGGCACGCCCTGGTAGGCGACGCCGCGCTGCTCGCACCATGCCGAGAGCGTCGCCAGCAGACCGCCGAACACATGCGCCGCATCTGTGCCGACGTGCCTGCGCACCTCCTCGAAGTGCACCGCCTCCAAGGGTCCCGCATGGGCGGCAAAGCCATCGAGCCAGCTGCGGAAGCGCAGGTAGCGGATCCCGCCGCCGTCATAGCGGCTGGGGCGAAACGATACCGTGCCGCTGGTGATGAGGCCTGTGCCGTCCCGCATTGCCCAGCCGGTGGTGGTGCCGAAATCGAGCGCGAGGATCGAAGCTTGTGTGCGATCGATCATCTCTGCCGCGGGTGGGATTGCATTGCCAGCAGGCAGAGTCAGAGTCGTCGAAGCCATGGATGGTCTCCGTTCGGGAAATCGTTCGTGGTCGAGGACGACGGCGGTCTGGTGCTTGGCTGCGCGGGCCGCCGTCGTCTGGCTTTGCGGAATTGGAGGTGCCGGGGTGGGCCGGTGGCGTACGGGAGGCGGCACATCACAGCACCTCCTTCAACCAATCGGGCGGATTGGGAATTGGGGAATGTCGTTGCGGACATTCACCGGCACATTCACTGCCAGAAGCCATTGATTTTGTTGGCTCAGGTGAATGTGGTGAATGTGGTGAATGTTTTTCCGGGTCCTCTATCGCGCGCGCATGCGCGCGCGCGCACGTGTAGGGTCTGGAAAAACATTCACAACATTCACCGACCTCATCCATCCCATTGGGACGATTGCGAAATTCCCGGTGAATGTTGGAATTCGAACATTCACAGACATTCACAACATTCACCGCAACATTCACGGCCGGTGAATGTTGTGAATGTTTATCCGCGCCTGTTTTTTCATCAATCACCAGTCGCCAGCGTTGCGCGCCGTGGAGCGTGCCGCATTTTTCAGCGCGCACCGACACGCTGTTGAGCTGGAACACCCGATCACGTAGGCGGCCCAGCGCCTTGCCCAAACGGATGCGCTGCGAGCGGTCGTTGCCCGATCCAAGCGGCAACGGCGGTTCGCAAGTGAGCGCCGTCTCGTAGAGATCGTTGCTGCCGACCTCCGCGGTGCCGAATCGGTCCCACCAGGTCGACACGAAGCTGCGCCATACCGACCCCTCGGCATCGGAGGCCTGCATCATCTCTTCGAGGTTGCCGAGGAAGCCATCGATGCCGGCGGTCTCGAGCACGCCACCGAGCACCTGCGCCCAGTTCTCATAGCTGCCGATGGTGCCGGTGCCGCGTGGGCGTCCCGCGGCGATCCAGCCTTGACAGAGCGTGAGGCAGGCAGTCACCAGTCGCGCGCGGTTGGCGCGTACCCAGGTCATCAGATCGGGATGGCGAAAGCCCGCGCGCTGCCAAGGCCGCTCGACATGCGCATCGAGCCGGATCCGCACAATGCGCCGCGCCATCTCGTTGGAGAATTCCGGATTGTTGCCGGTCGCGATCCAGGCGCAGCGGATTGGGAGCCGGGCCATCTCGGAAGCGCCAAGGATCCGGTCTTCCCAGAACGGCGCGGTGAGCGCGGCGGCGACTGCGGCGCTGTCGAGCTTGTTGCGCAGATTGTCGATCAGGACGATCGATGGAATCTGCCGGAGCTTTGCGGTCACGCGCTTTCGCCATTCCTCGTCATCGCGCCCCTCGGTCATGACGGATGCGCCAGAGCCGGTGAGGATCGTGGCAATGGCGTCCACCATCAGGGTCGCGCCAGTGCCGGGTGTCGGCTTTTCGATCAGATGCAGCGGGGTGGGCCCATCGATCATGGAGCGTAGGAAGCCGAGCAGCAGCAGCGCTACGGCGTGGGCGTTCTCGGACCGTGATACGAACGGGAAGTCGCCAAGCAGATCATCGCAGATGAGCGCCCGGGCGTTGGCGATATCGTCGGCCGATGGACGCTCCGCAATCGCCGGCACCTCGAAGCCGGGCGCTGGGGAATAGAGCAGCCGCGCATCCGGATGATAGCCGGGGGTAGTCAAAAGCCGGCCCTGGCGGCCGAACACCGGGGTGTTGACGATGCCAACCAGCACCGGCAGTCCAGGATCGGGCGTTGCCAACACCGACTTGACCAGCAGCGTCGGTGGATGGGCTGGAACGAGTTCGCCCTTGGCATTGAGGCGGCGCCAATTGCCGAGTCTCGCCAGCATGTGACGCAGCCGTTCATCGGTGAGTGCAATGGCGACCGGGCGGCCTTCGTCATCCGGTACCACCCAAGTCAGGCCGCTGGCATAGCGAAATAGCCAGGGTGTGCGGTTGGAGGCGAGCAGTAGGCTCCAAGCCTTCTCCACCGCCAGAGCAAGGTCCCCCTCGTCGGCGCGCATCAAAGGCGATGTGTCGGGCGCGCTGTAGTTGAGCGGCCGGTGCTGACCGATCGGCAACGGCTCTTCATTGGATTGTGGCTGCGCACGTTCAAGCACGGCACGCACCGCGTCCGCTCCGTCGCGCATCAGCATGTCATTGAAGTCGTCGCCGCACTGCGGCGGCAGTGCGATTGCGGTTTCGCGACCCTCGGCCCGCAGGCGCCGCGCGGCGGTCTCGGCGGCGCGCAGACCTGCGCCCGATGCATCGTGATCGGCGAGTATGATAATGCGCTTGGCTTGTGCTGGAAGTTGTACTTGCTCCAGTCCCGAGGTCGACAGCGCGGCCCAGACGGCGAGTCTCGGGAAAGCCTTCATGATGGCGAGCCCAGTCTCGATCCCCTCGCAGAGCGCAAGCACGCCGTTGTTGCCGAGGGGAGCAAGCCGCACCGCCCCGGTGCCGTTCTTGCCCAGCACCATGCGCGGTTTGCTGACCGGCGCCTTCGTCACGCGGTCCGGCTGCGCCGGATCGACCTGCAGATAGGTCCGGTGCAGCGCGATGACTTCGCCGTCACAACTGCGCACGATGCCGATCAGAGCCGGACAGCCTTGCCGCGTCTCCCAATGGGTGAGATCGGCATGCGCCAACAAATCGGCGCCCTCAGGTGCATCAAGATCTCGGCTCGCGAGATAGGCTTCTGCGGCCGTGCCCTTGAGCGGACCCGCGTGCTGGAGGATGAAAGCGATCTCGCGCGCGGTGTCGTGCTGTTGTTTCGCGCTTGCTGCGGGCGGCTCCTGGCGCGCTGGCGACCTGAGAGACCAGCCTGTCAGCTCGGCGGCATGGGCATAGAGGTTTCGCCCCTTGAATCCCGTCGCCTCCTCAATCGTGCTGAACGGTCCGCCGCCCTGGCTACCGTCAAACTCGTGCCAGTCGCCAGCATGTTCGCCCTTGAGCGCGATGACGCAGCTGCCCTGCTTGCGCGGCGGAGCGCCCTTGATGTTAGCGAGCCGCCATTCGTCGCCGACACGGCGGCCGTTCGGGAACAGACGCGGCACCCAGGTCTGCGCGCTTGCCCGCAACTCTGCGGCGATGGCGTCGAGATCGTAGCGGACCTGATGGTTCGGCGGATAAGCGACGTTGTTCAGGTCAATCACAGTGCACCTGCCCGTCGCCGCCGTTTGCTGGATCTATTCGTCCGACGTCGTTGAAATCGACTCCCCATGAAGCAGGCAAGCGAACGGAAGTCATCCGCGCGCCGACTATGTGCCACGCAGGCAGCCTGCCTCGCTTTTCGAGGGAGCGCGCTTGATCCCGTGTAATCCCAAGACGCGCAGCCACGTCGGCAAGGAGCAGCCGTTCACCCCCGAAGGCAAACCATCGAATGTTTCGCTTGTTGCGGGTTTGTATGTCTGAGGTTGCCCAGCGGCAATTACCTGGTTCGTAGTCTCCATCGGGATCAATACGATCCAAACTGTGCTTGGAGCTCGGTCGCGGCCCCATGTCTTGAAAAAAGGCTTCAAAGCTGTCAGTCCAAGCCACACACATGCGGATCCCGCGTCCTCCATAGTTGCGGTAGGACGCATTCCGTGGGTTGTTGCATCGCTTCTTGGCATGGACCCATGCAAGGTATTCAGCAGAAGGACGCCCGTTGGAGGCACTTCCGTGCCGCGTTGACACTTCAATCGCGAGGCAGCCGCAACTACGACTCCCACCAACGGATGCGCGCAAAGCAAGGCGCAAGCTCTGGCCAAGAACTAATTTTTCCGTGCCGCAGTCACATCGGCACACCCAACGCGGCCGACGCGACGCGGGCGTTGCGGAATTTGGCGCTACACTGAGAAGCGTCCATCGACCGACTCTTCGTCCTGGATAAAGCGATTGCATGACTTGTTCCTCACGGCTCAATCGACAATCACCAGGCCCCACTCGGCCCGTGTGATGGCGGTGTAGAGCCAGCGAGACCGATCCTCCGCCGTGCGGCCGAGACCGTCGTCGAATACGACAACCGACCCGTAGGCGCTGCCTTGCGCCTTGTGACAGGTGATGGCGTAGCCCCAGACCGTCTCGATCAGTCCCCGCATCTCCTTCCAATCGCGACGGGCCCGCTCGCTGTCGAAGACAACATGATCGTCGTAGTGCCCCTTGTAGAAGCGATGCCGGCCGGCAATGGACGTACCGTCTTCGGTGGTCACGGTGGCGCTGAACGATAGGTGCCCCTCGTGCTGGATATCGGCGAGCGACACAAACATGCCGTTGATCAGGCCGAGGTCGTGACGGTTCTTGAGGCAGATAATCTTCTCGCTACGACCTTCCGGATGCGCGCTGAGAAAGCCCGCGGCATGCTTCATGGCGGCGTTAAGATGGAGCCGCGTTGCGTTGCGGCCGCAGATCACCTGGCCGCCGCGCAACAGCTGCTCTGCCAAAACGTCGGTCCGGCGCATTTTCCAGACATGATCGTCATGACCGCCATAGGGGATCGGTTCACCCTGCCGCGCCATTGTGGCAAGCCGGATGATGGCGCTCTCGCCCGCCTGTCGGTGGATCTCGGTCAGCATGACGTCGGGCGGTGCATCGGTGAAGGCGCCAGAGCCCTTGATCGGCGGCAACTGGCCAGGATCGCCCAGCACCAGGATCGGCTTGCCGAACGCGAGCAGGTCGGCGGCCATCTCGGATCCCACCATGGAGACCTCGTCGAGCACAATAAGCTCGGCGTCGCGAACCAGCGATTGTTCGTTGAGGACAAACCGGGGCTGGTGAATGTCGGCAAGCCGCAGCTCGAGGCGCTTGAGCCGCTCCATCGCAAACAAATGCTCGGCTGGCGGCAGGCTGCCGAGCCCGGTGCGCAAATCAGCCGCCTCCTTTTCGACTCGCGCGATCTCCTCGGGCGTTGCCTCCGAGACCCGATAGATCAGGCTATGAATGGTCGAGGCTGGCGTGCCCTTGCGCGTCATCACCAGCGCGGCCTTGCCGGTGTAGGCCGCAAACAGCACGCCGCCGGGGGCGATGCTGTCGCGGTTCTTGGGTGTGAGCCCGAGTGCGTCGATGGCATGCGCGGTGATGGTGCTCTTGCCCGAGCCGGCATAGCCGAATAGCCGAAACACCGGAGACTTGCGGCCCGGGTCGCGGTACCAACCGACAATCGCGTTGATGGCGGCGGCTTGCTGAGGTGATGGCGTGAAGGTCATACCGCGCCCTCCCAGCAGTGCTTCGCATAGAAGCACCAACGACAGAGATGGAAGTCGGAGTTTTGGGCGATGCGCGGTGGCAACTCACCTGCTTCCGCGGCGCGAATGATGTCGACGGCCTTGTCGGAGAGCGCCTGAGCCGTCTTCGGATCAAAACCGACGATCTCGTGATGGAGCGTCTGGGTGTCCTTGTTCAGGGCGGTGAATAGAGCCGTTGGGAGATCCATGTAGGCCATGTAGATCTGCAGCTGAGCGTAATAGATTGGCTTCGACAGCTCGACCCCGCGCTTGACGAGATCGGCCCAGGACTTGGCGTTGAGCGATTTATGTTCGAACAGCGCTGGCCAACTGATCCCTACATCCGGCCCGGCAACGATCACGCCGTCGATATGACCGCGAATGCGTCCGCCCGCGATCGAGAAGCCGAACTGCCGTCCGTCCTGTCCTTTATCGCGCAGGTCAAAACCGGCGTTACGCAACCAGCGAATGGAGAGATCCTCGAACTGGTGTCCGGCATCAAAGATGCGCAGCATCCGACCGTCGAAGCCCTTGCCATCATCAATCGGCACATGTGTGAGCTCGTAGACGAGCTTGCGCGCGCAGGGTTCGCCAATGCGGCTGCCGCCGAGATAGTCGCGGGGGCGCTGCATTCGATTGCGATCGATCAGCGCGCTGTCGATCAGCGCGTTGATGTGGTGAGCCGGACTGCTCGCGACCAGGCGAGCGCAGCCATAGACGAAGCCCGATCCGCAATTGAGGTCGATCATCGGCGGCCTCAAAATGGAATGTCGCCGTTGAGCGACTGACGCTGCATCGAGTCCTGGAAGCCATCGACACAGGCCTCAATGATGCGGTCGATGTCATCGGCGGTCCGGTCGTGGAATGGCGCCATTAAACCGAGTTCGGTCAGAACCTCGGCGAGGAACCGTCGCGCGTCCTTGATGGCGCGCTGCTCCATGTCGGTCTTGTCGATCATGCCTTTGTTCCTTTTGGCGATGGCCGCGCCTGCGCGCAGACAGCGGTGCGAGCAGAAAGCGAAGGTCGGATATCGATCGGGCCGTAGTTCGTGCGTGTAGTAGAAGCCGATGGCAGCTCGGCTGCAGACGGCGCAGACCCTCACCCCAGCAGCAGTGTCGAGAACCTCCGCGACACGGAGTCGCCGGGTTGCTGCGCGATCCTCTGAGAGGTCAGCACGATGAAGCGGCTGATGGCGTTCTGCGCCATGGCCTCGAGTTCGGGCATGGTCAAAGAGCGGATTGGCTGATGAAGCCTTCCTCTTCCTGCGAGCCATTCGCCGATCGCTATCGCTGCTTCATGCGTAGTGTGAGCCTGCCACTCGTCGTCGGTCATGCCCTCACCCGTTGAGCCAGGCGGGCCCGGGCGGTTTGGCCGCGGGCGCGACGTTACTGGCTGGCGGCTGCGACCAAACGGCTACATTTGCCTGTGGCGTTGGCGATTGCGACTGCTGTCCGGTTTGCGGCTTGTTCTGCGACCAAGCCGGCTGCTGCGAATTGGTCTTGACGGCGGTCGCACGCGCGCGGCTCGGGCTCGCCGGCACGTCCTTGCCATCCATCACCAACTTCCACTCCTGCTCGGTCGGCAGCACCACGCGATCGAGACGATTCTGGTCGCCATAGCGGGGGTCTTCACTCGTTTCGACCTTGATCTTGGCGATGAAACTGATGCCGGACAGATCGGCGAGGCCGCGCAGAATGCGCTTCTGCTTTGCGGCTTCGCTCATGTCCTGTGGATCGAGGCCGAGCGCGCTGTCGATCATCGCGCGGAAGCTGCTCTTGGATATCTTCCAGGCGATCGAGACCCCGTTCTCGTCGACCTTGCCGCCTTGTACTGTAAAAATCTGCCAGAACTTGCGCCGGGCATGCGGCCCCTCCAGCACGGTGAATTCGCAATCGAGCATCCGCACGTCGCTGGTGGGATCCTTGGCGGGCCGCAGCAAGCCCCGATCGACCTCGACCTCACCGTCAATCCCGCCGGGGCGGATGGTCATGGTGACTTTGGCAAAGCTGCCATCCGGGATCAGTTCGCTTGTCTTCTGTTGCTCGGCATCGTTCATGTCGAAAGCCATGTTGGTCATCCCTTCGTGATTGCGTTGATCTTGGTGAGCAGCGCGCCGAGGTCCGGCGGCTCGGTGATGTCGAGGCGTCCGCTGCGGTCCTTGGCAGGGAGCCCAAAGGTGTTGCCGGAGCGGCAAACGAGGCGGCGGATGTCGCCGCGCTCAGGGTCATGGCGCCAACTCTCGCCATCACGGGCAAACAGGCTCATGGTGATGACTTGATCGACGATGCCGGGCAGTTCGCGGGCGGCTTTGCCTCCTTCCATCTGCGGCTGCCAGGTGACGCGGTTGAACTCGTCGGTGACGCGCTCAAGGATCCCAACGAAGATCACCGTTCGCGCCGGTGCGTGCTGCAGATGCTTGAGCAGAGCGATAACTTCGCGGGCGAGCAGGCCGTAGGCGCCGCGGGTGTCGGGCTTGCCAGTCTTTTCCGAGAAAGCTTCGGGCCGAGTCTTCGCCCAGGCCATGGCTTGGCGGGTCAGATCGGTGATGCTGTCGACGAAGATGACCCGCTTGCCCGCGATCATGCGGACGAGGTCGGGGTAGGTTTCGGCGAGGTGCCGGTAGTGACCTTCCGAGAAGAAGCTAGATGCGTCCGCCGCAGGGTTGATGCCGCCAACCAGGCACCCGATGTCAAGTGCGTCCGTAAAAGTGCGGACCGGAATGCTGTCGCCCGGCCAATCCTGTACCGATTTCATGCCGGCTTCGAGGTCGATGCAAAGCGAATCCTGCGGCGGCAGCGATTTCAGCAACGATGTCTTACCCACTCCGCTTGGACCGAAGATTGCCATGGTGGTCTTCGCGCCGGCCGAGGACAGCCGTTCGTCGGCGCTGACGATGCGCAGCGCCATCAGCGGCCTCCCTCGGAGATGGCATCGACCGCGCGGTCGGCGCCGAGTGCCCCAGCTTGGCGAGCGAGGTTGTAGAGCTTGCGCAACGCATGCAGCCGGTCGCCGACGGCGTTGAATTCCGCCTCCGTCACCAGCATCGCGAACGCGACGTCGTCGAGCGTGGCATCCTCGACCGCCTTGTCGGTGGCCGGCCGGTGTGGTGCTTCGAGCGTCGGAATGGCAATAGTGTCCGGCAGTGCTTCGAGCCAGCTATGGCGCTTGCGTAGCGCGGTCACTGCAGCAGATTCGGTCATCGGGAGACCTCTTCGTTGATGCTGAGGGGAAATATTGGTTCGGCGAGGTGCGGGCCCATCACGTGACCCCAGCCAACAGCAGCGATGACAGCGATGCCGGAACCGTCTTCGGCTTCGAGCGCGCGATGGCGAGATAGCTGTAGTCGTCGGGACCGTGGCGGCGCTGAACGAGGTGGACCAGCTTCTGCTCGCCGGCCCACCAGGAGCGGCGCGCGAGGCGCACGAGTTCGGCGCGGTCGCGGTCGGGAAGGCGCGTCCCATGCGAAAGCGTGTCCAGTGGCAGAAAGCCGCGGTAATACTCCAGGACATCGCCGGGAACCGCCTGCCCAATCCAGCCGCACAGTTCGGTTTCGTTGATCCGCAGACGGACGCTCGGTAGCTTGGTGATGGTGCTGATCATAATTGGCTCCTACTCGCCACGCGGCTGAACCGTCTCACGCGGCCCTCAGGCCGACGGCGAGCAAAGCGAGACGGATGTCTTTCACGCGGCGGTAGAGGCTGCTCCTTGCCCCACGGCCGCCGCCCGCAAGCCGATCGACGGTCGTCCGGGAAAGCGCGGCGCAGAGGGCGCCGTCGTTCGGATCGAGGGTGCCGAGGCCACGCGCGACATCGAGTCGGCGCTCGACCTCGGCAAAGGCATCGACCGGCTGACCGAGGTAGGCGGCGAGACCGTCCTCTTCGGCGAAGAGGTCGCCTCGGGTGGCGCTTTCGCTATCGGGGAAGGGCTCGTCGAGAGAGGCCGGCACGGCGCCATAAAGCCGGCGCTCGCGCTTTACCTTGTTCGCGATACGGGTGGCTTTGTTCGCCATGACGATGCCGGCGAAGGCGCCGAGGGAACCACGCTCCGGATCGAAGGCCGGCAGACGGGCGACCATGTCGAGAAAGAATTCCTGACGGAGGTCGGCGAGATCGTCGTAGGGAAGACGCAGCTGGCGGCCCAGGCGGCGAGCCGCAATGTCGGCTTCATGCTGGATGATCTGGAGGGAGGTAGAGGTGAGTTGGGTCGTCATCGGACAGTGCCTCGTCATCGCGTTTTGATGACGGGAAGATGCCCATGCTCCGGCCTAGAAACCTGTCCCGAGCCTCTCCTGAACCTCTCTCGAAAATGCCACTGCCCGAGAGGTTTTGCAGAATCAGATGACTCGTGCCGCGTCCGGCGCAAGCATGAGCTGATAGCCGACGCGACGCGTCATTTTGATGAGGGCTTTTGCTGCGTTCGGCGAGAGACGGCCGGCCTTGCACAACGCTGACCTTAATCGGCTGATCGTCTTTTCAATCTGTTCTTCGTTAGTGTTCTTGTTCCCAGTAATTTCGCGAATCGTCTCGGAGATTGAATTCCGCGGCACGATGCCGTTCTGGTCTGTAAGCTCATTTGCAAGGAGGACAAGCACGGCAAAGTCGCGACGCGTCAATTTGACCTCGCTTCCGTCGAACCGAGCCCGATGCCCTTGAGTATCGACAGTGAGCCGTTCTGTCTCGGACGGAGCGGTTGCAACCCGGCCGGCCGGAATCGATATTGCAAAAGGGTGCTGATTGTCGCCCGTCAGAATGTGTTCTATCGCGACCACAGCGATCTGATCCGCCGACAGGCGCTTGAGAATGTCGCTCGTCAGGTTGCGTTCGGTGGGCGTCAGAATGGTCGCCGGGGCGCCAGATGCACGCCCCTTGAGCGCAAGCGCGGTTTCGCCAGCGTTGCGCGCGTTGAGGCCTCGGACGACATAGAATTCACGCCGGCGACTGCCGCGCCCCAGCGCGCCAAGCCACAGGGTTCTCGATGAGATACTTTCGACTCGCGGCCCCTCGAAGCGGTTGGCGCCACGGAATTGATGGCACAGCGCAGCAAAATCGATGTCGTACTGCTGAGTCGTGCGTGCCGAAACCAGAACCGTCTCGTCCTCGCCATCGAGACTAACGGCTGCAACGTGCTCGCCGACACGCGCTAGTACGATGGTGCCCAGGTCGGACGACAATGCACGCTCGATCAAAATCCCAAGCCGCTCGAATTGACGAACCAACGCCGGAGAAAATCCAGCAAGGTCGTCGCCATCGACGCAGGTGATCGGATGCCGATCACTCCGCCGCAACAGCAGTCGGCATAACGCCGCGTGAGAGCCGGATGCCATTGCGTTCCAGATGCTCCATGATCTGCTTCTCAAAAGAATGATCGCGGAAGCTGGCCACGTTAGGCGGCTTGACCTTGACGATGACCTTTACTTCCTTGCCATCGACATTGAGACGGAACTCAAGCTTCACGTAACCTATCCGCAGATCCTCCAAATCGACGTCGGGTGCGAGATCGATCAAGCGCCCGATCGCATCCCGGCTGTCCCGAACAGTCATGGCCCAGGGGGAATATCGGGTCTTACCCTCGACCTCGTGCTCGCCCTCGTCGACCTGAATTTCCTTCACGAGCACGCACAGAACCTGAGAATCCCAGGCATGATGGAACCGAAATGCTGCACCCTGCTTGCGGATGGGATCGAGGGTGTAAAGCCGTTGGCTGTCGTCGCCTGGGAAGAACTCGCGATCCCCAAGCATGTGTTCGGCAAATAGATCCCGCAGCTTTTTACGCTCCACCGCGGCACTCGCGCTAATCCAAACCCGGCCAGAAGCCGCGTGATAGCGGATCGTGTCCTGTGCAATCTCGCGATAGGCCAGCGTTCGCTCGGCGCCATTGTCCTCGATATTGGCGGTCATGGCATTTTTGCCGTGCAGCACCAGGATCTGCACCTCGTCGCGTTCGGGATACCATCTCACGTCGCAGTAGCGTCCGAGGTAACGATTGGCAAAATATGCCGATGCCGCCGCTTTCAAGGCGGTGCGCGCCGTTTCATCATCATGCCGAGACTCGACATTTTCTTGCACTCCAACCCATTCGCTGGGCGAGCGAACCGACCAGAACGCATGAATGTCGAGCGTTTTATCGAAAACCGCCCTGTGGTCGAGGTAGGCTCGCAGCGCAAGGTGGCGCGGCGTCAGGTGACGGCCGTCGCTTTCCTCGATCTCTTCCTTCGGTACCAGGTTCACGTCGGCAAGATCGGCCTGCTCTTGCAGCAGGCGAGCGCCGTTGGTGTCCGAAAGCACCATGATCTTGTGGAGCGCGTCCAAGAGCTCCGCCGGGAATCGCTCATCGGTTCTGCGAAAAAACTCGAAAATGGCTTCGCGCTTATCATTTTCGTCTGCCGGCAGAGCGTCCCAGTCGAACGCGATCATTGACGCGTATGGCGCCAGGAGGCGTTTGAGTAGGTCGAGATCGACCGTCCTGGCGAACTCGCGATTGACGAATTTCTTGACGTTCTTGGCCATGCTAGCCTTCCATGAATCGTCATTCATGTTCTCCGTGGTCCTTAAGTGTGATTCGGCGGGGAGTCGATTCAAAATCATCATTTTGGGACGGATTATGCGCCCCGTGAGTAGAGGCCTTGGGAGATTGCCCCTCATCCACGGCTGGCGATGCAGCTCCCGAATCCCATTGATCCAGAACGCCTCTCCGCCGCCGAGCGGCTCGCCGAAGTCGCCGAAATCCTGGCCGCTGCCCTGATCCGTCTGCGGGCCCGACAGTCAACGCCTTTATCTGCCGCCTGTGGAGAGAGTTCACTCGACTGTATCGCCAACCAGAGCGGTCATACCGACATTCTCACGCATGGAGGCTCGGATTGACCGACACTGTTCTGGCCCAACTGGCTGCCCTGAAAGTCGCGCCGATCGGCGCGCTCAAGCAGAAATGGCGCGATCTCTTCGAGAGCGAGCCGCCGCCCTATAACAGGCGCTTCCTTGAGCATCGGCTGGCCTACCGGATTCAGGAACTGGCCTATGGCGGCCTCAAGCCCGAGACCTTGAAACGTCTGCGCGAGCTGGCCGAGACGCTCGATGGCGGCAAGGTGGATGTGCGGCGGCGCCGCGCAGACCACGATCGCCCCATCGCTGGCACCCGGCTTATTCGCGAATACCAAAGCGTTGAGCATTGCGTGACGGTGCGCGACGACGGATACGAGTACCAGGGTCGTCCCTACAAATCGCTGTCAGCCATTGCGCGCGCCATTACCGGCACGCAATGGAACGGGCGCGTCTTTTTCGGACTCAAAAACCAGCGGGTGGCCCGATGAAGAAGCCGATCGTGCGAAAGCTTCGCTGCGCGGTCTATACCCGCAAGTCGAGCGAGGAGGGGCTCGAACAGGAGTTCAATTCACTCGACGCCCAGCGCGAGGCTTGCGAGGCTTACATCGCCAGTCAGAAGCCAGAGGGCTGGGTGCTGGTGCCGGACCGCTACGACGACGGCGGGATCTCTGGCGCGACCCTGGAGCGGCCGGCGCTGAAACGTCTGCTGGTCGATATCGAGGACCGGCGCGTCGATGTCATTGTTGTCTACAAGATCGACCGGCTCAGCCGTGCGCTGATGGATTTCGCCAAGCTGGTCGAGGTGTTTGATCGCAATAGCGTCACCTTCGTCAGCGTGACGCAATCTTTCAATACGACGACGTCGATGGGGCGGCTGACACTCAACATCCTTCTCAGCTTTGCCCAGTTCGAGCGCGAGGTCATCGGCGAGCGCATTCGCGACAAGTTTGCCGCTTCCCGCAGGAAGGGGATGTGGATGGGTGGTTTCGTCCCGCTCGGCTATGACGTTAGGGATCGCAAGCTGGTCGTCAATGAGGCCGAGGCGGCAGCAGTCCGGACGATCTTCGAGCGCTTCATCAAGATCGGATCCGCGACCGAACTTGTGCGCAAGCTCCGGGCCGAAAATGTCCGGGGCAAGCAGGGCAAGCTCGTCGACAAGGGCTATGTCTACAAGCTACTTAACAACCGGGTCTATGTCGGCGAAGCAGTGCACAAGGGCGTGGCGTATCCCGGCGAACACCAGGCCATCATCGACCGGGTCCTCTGGGATCGCGTCCACACCGTCCTGCGCGAGAGCCCGCGTAAGCGCGCTGCAAACACACGGGCCCAGACGCCCGCGTTGCTCAAAGGTCTAATCTTCGGGCCGACCGGTCGGGCGATGACCCCGGCGCATACGCGCAAGGGCGGCAAGCTCTACCGCTATTATGTCTCAACCGACGTGCTCAAACGTGATGCCGACGCGTGTTCGGTTCGGCGAGTCCCCGCGGCCGAGATCGAGAGCGCCGTCGTCGACCAGTTGCGCGGCCTCCTGCGCACGCCTGAGATCATTGTCGGCACGTGGCGCGCGGCCAAATCGATGGGCTATATCTCGGAGGCCGAGGTGCGCGAGGCGCTGCACCGGCTCGACCCGCTCTGGGACGAACTCTTTCCCGCCGAGCAGGCACGCATCGTCCAGCTACTCGTCGAGCGCGTTGATGTCAGCCCGGATGGTGCCGATATCCGGCTGCGGACCGAGGGACTGACAAATCTGATCGCCGACCTGCGTGCGGTCAGACCGGAATCTCGGAGGGCGGCGTAATGGGCGAGCACCATTCCAACGGCGACGGTCGTAGCGTGACTGTGAGGGTGCCGATTTCGATTCGTAGGCGAGGCGGGCGAAAGCTCGTCCTCGCGCCCGACGGCGCCGAGGTGACTGCCGCCCCCGTGACCCGGCATGTCGACAACGTCATGGTCAAGGCTCTCGCCCGGGCGTTCCGCTGGCGCGATATGCTGGAGAGCGGCGAGTACGCCACCATTCGCGAGATCGCCGCCGCCGAGAAGATCAACGAAAGCTATGCCGGTCGTGTGTTACGGCTGACGCTTTTGGCCCCGGAGCTCGTTGAGGCGATCATGCAAGGTCGGCAGCCGGCATGGTTAGGGCTAAATGTTTTAATGAAAGGGCTGCCGGCCTTGTGGTCTGAACAGTTGCCGCGGGCCTCCTGAATGCTCTGATTCAGGATGCGGCCCGGCCCTGCGGGTGACGGCCCCTGTCGCGCGATAATGTGCCCTCGACCGGCTGCGGTCGGTCCCGCATCCCGCTTGCGGAGCGCTATGGTGATGCTCCTTCGGCTGCCCTAATACCGGTTCTCGGGCTGCCGAATTGACCGGAGTTGCGTTTAACCGCCGAATGCCATTCGCCCGCCTAGGAGTTTGCGATTGCACACGGATCGGGGCAATTTGGGCAGATTCGCGGGAAGGGAGCTCAGCTGAATGCCGATTTTACAGTGGTTAGACCGCGAAAAGCACGTTCGCGCGGCCGAAGCCATTCCGTATCGCTTGCTGGAGGCCGACGACACGCATAGCGCTGGCGATCCCGATACGCCCAACATGCTTATTCAGGGAGACAACCTGGAAGCGCTCAAAGCGCTGCTGCCTTACTACGCCGGCCGTGTGAAATGCATTTACATAGACCCGCCGTACAACACCCGGAGTGCGTTCGAGCACTACGACGATAATCTAGAGCATAGCATTTGGCTGGGCACGATGCGCCCGCGTCTCGAAATTCTAAGAAACCTCTTGTCGCCGGATGGATCGATCTGGGTTTCTATTGACGATAACGAAGGTCATTATCTTAAGGTGCTGATGGATGAGGTCTTCGGCAGAAACAAATTCCTAATCACCAATCTCTGGCAAAAGCGATTTTCTCGCGAAAACCGAGAGGCGATAGGGGACTCGCATGACTTTATATTGGCTTATGCACTCGATCCAATTGCCTTCAAAGCCCAGCGCAACCTTCTGCCTTTAGGCGAAAAGCAGAGGGCTCTGTACCGAAACCCTGATGATGACCCTCGTGGGCCCTGGCAATCGGTCTCACTGCTCGCGCAGGGATATCGACCCAACCAGATGTACGAGATCACCGCACCGAATGGTCGCGTGCATGTGCCACCTCCTGGAAATTGCTGGAAAGTTATCCGCTCCGAGTACGACAAGCTAATCAAAGATAACCGTGTGTACTTTGGCCAAAATGGGCAAGGCGTTCCTCGCCGAAAGGAGTTTCTGTCGAACGCAAAAGGTCTAGTGCCGTGGTCGTGGTGGCCTCATGAAGAGTGCGGGCATACCGGGGAAGCGAAACAAGAAGTAAACGAATTGTTCGGCGCGGATGTAAGCTTTGGAACGCCAAAGCCTGAGCGTCTGATACAGCGAATACTTCATATCGCGACGAATCCAGACGACCTGATTCTGGACTCGTTTCTCGGCTCGGGAACCACGGCCGCTGTTGCTCACAAGATGGGTCGCCGCTACATCGGAATAGAAATGGGCGAACACGCGCTAACCCACTGCATTCCCCGGCTCAGCAAGGTTGTTGAAGGTGAGCAAGGCGGTATTTCCGAAGCAGTTGGGTGGAAAGGCGGCGGGGGCTTTCGCTTTTACAAGCTCGGCGCGCCAATTTTCGACGCCTCGGGCCAGGTTAATCCTGAGATCAAGTTTGCGCACCTCGCCGCGCATGTTTGGTTTTCCGAAACACACACCGCGCTCCTAAAGCGCGCGCGCGGCCCGCATTTGGGCACCCATAACGGCGTTGCCTACTACCTGCTTTACAATGGGATTCTCGGCGACAAGAGGCCCGACGGTGGCAACGTACTGACTATGAAGACGCTGCAGCAGCTCCCAAAGCACGACGGTCAAAAAATCATTTACGGAGAAGCCTGCCGGATCAGTACCACGCGGTTGAACCAGTTGGGTGTCGTGTTCAAACAAACGCCCTATGATTTGAAAGCGCGATAATGGCTATCACACTCAAAAAATATCAAGTCGCGACGCTTGCCGCATTGAAGGAGTACCTGGAAGCTGCGCGCACCATTGGTGCCAAACCCGCCTATGAGCAGCTTGATAAAGCTGGTGTCGCCGAAACACGGGCATATCAACCGCTGCAAGGGCTCGAAACAGTCCCCTATGTTTGCCTGCGTCTCCCGACCGGCGGCGGGAAAACCTTGCTATCCGCGCACACAGTCAAGGTTGCTGCCGATGCCTACCTGGAAAAGGAGTTTCCGATTGTTTTGTGGATGGTGCCGACCAACACGATCCGATTACAGACCCTCGAAACTCTCCGAAAGCCCGGCAATCCCAATTACGAAGCACTGAGCGAGGCCTTTGGCGGCCGTTTCCGCGTGTTTGACATTGCAGATTTTGTGCAGATCACGCCTGCCGACTTGAAATCCAATGCCTGCATTATCGTAGGTACGATGCAGACCCTTCGGGTGAACAATACAGATGGCCGGAAGGTCTATGCCCACAACGAGAACATTGAGCCGCATTTCAGCGCGGTACCGAACAGCACGCCGGGCCTGGACGTGATTGAGGATGGGGATGACAAGGGCAAGCTAAAGTTCAGCTTCCGGAATTTGCTGGCGCTGCATCGTCCGCTGGTCATCGTGGACGAAGCCCACAACAACACGTCCGCGCTGAGTTATGAGGTTCTGCAGCGCGTTAATGCGGCCTGCGTTGTTGAGTTCACGGCCACGCCGGCCGACGACAGCAACGTATTGCATAACGTCTCGGCCACCGAGCTCAAAGCCGAGGAAATGATCAAGCTGCCGATCCGGCTCACGGAGCACAAGAGTTGGGAGGATGCGGTCCGCGACAGCATACTGACCCGGCAGCGCTTGGAGGACCTTGCGCGAACCGACGCCGACTACATCCGTCCGATTGTTCTCTTCCAGGCCGAGGAGAAGGGACAGGAAGTCACCAAGGAAATCCTTGAAAAGCATCTGGTTGAGCAAGAGAAAATCCCACGCGACAAGATCGCGATGGTGACCGGTGATCAGCGTGAGCTGGATGGTATCAATCTTTTTGCTCCCGACTGCAAGATTGACTTCGTGATCACCGTTGAAGCCTTGAAGGAGGGCTGGGATTGTTCGTTTGCCTACGTTTTTTGTTCGGTCGCGACCGTCAAGTCAAAGAAGGACGTTGAACAGATACTGGGCCGCGTTCTCCGTATGCCCTATGCCAAGAAGCGCAAGGAATCCGACCTCAATCGCGCCTACGCCCATGTCTCCCGCGCGTCCTGGCCAAATGCCGTAAAGCAGCTCCACGACCGGCTTGTGGACATGGGTTTCGAGGATACCGAAGCCGATGCCTTCATCGAAAAGACCGGGGACCTGGAGCTGATCGGCGGCAGTATCGGTTCACTGTTCGACAAGGTGCCGCCGCCGACGGTCATAGACCTTCCGGATGATCTGACGGCGCTGGAGCTCACCATGGAGGAGCAGTCGGCCGTCAAAATTGAGAAGACCGATCAGGGGACGCGCGTGACCTTGAGCGGCCAGGTCTCCGAGGACGTGATCGCCAAACTCAGCGAAGCCGTCAAAAGCGATGAGGGCCGGCAGAACCTGCAGGCTGAAGCCAAGCGGCACAAAGCGGTGTGGCAGCTTTATTCGTCGCCGGCAGAGCGCAAAGTGCCGTTTGCGTTGCCGCAGCTCAGCTTCACCTTCGAGGGCGAGCGCGAGCTTGCCGAACAGGAGGCGTTTTTAGGCCTTGGGGGGTGGAACCTGCTGGATTATCCGGCCGAGCTTTCCGAAACCGATTTCAAGCTCACCGAGAGCGGGGTCGAATGGGAAATCGACCTCAACCGTGCCGGAAAAATCACCGAAAAGACCGTGGGCAAGGCCGAGCAGTATAACCTTGATCTGATTGATACCGGCTGGACCGATGAGCAGCTTTGCCGCTGGCTAGAGGGGAAGGTCAGACAGCCTGATCTCACACAGCCCGTTGTCCTGGAATATGTACGCCGGACAATGGCGCATCTGGAGAAGCGGCGCTTGCCGTTGACGGCTTTGGCACGTTGGAAGTTTGTGCTGTCAAAGGTCCTGGTACAGAAGATCAGTCAGCACCGCGGACAGGCCAGCAAAGATCGTTACCAGCAGTTCCTGTTTGCGCCAGATGCCAAGGTCGAGGCGAGCTTTGATTTTAGCTTCGACTTTGCGGCCGTGCCGTACGCTCCGCATTGGAGTTATGTCGGACATCCTTATCAGTTCCAGAAGCACTACTACGCAGCGATTGGAGAGCTGAAGAACCAGGGCGAGGAATATGAATGCGCCAAGGCGCTCGATATGAACGCCAAGGTGAAGCATTGGGCCCGAAATCTTGACAAGCGCGGGTTCTGGTTGCCGCTGGCCCAGAGAAAGTTCTATCCCGATTTCGTCGCTGAGCTGATCGATGGCCGGTTCTTGGCTCTGGAACACAAGGGTGAGATTTATGCGACCAACGACGACAGCAAGGAGAAGCTGAACATCGGCGGCCTTTGGGAAGAAACGAGCGGGGGCAAGGCGCTATTCTTGATGACCGTGGTGGAGAAAGGCAAGCCTGGGCTATCCGAGCAAATTGCCGCGAAGGTCGGCTAGGAGGAGCCAATACGCGCTTATGTCTTTCAGCGATTTCATTGTTTATATCGACGAGAGAGCGGAGATCACAATCTCACGACGATCACACCAGCCTAGATGAACAGACATAATCTCCCCTGTTTTCAGGGAAAGTCCCACGCGTGGCAACCGACCGGCAAGGTGGCAACCTAAATAACGCGTGATGTCTAGTGATATGAAGGCGTCCTAACCTAGCGACATACGCGCCGGAGTTGGCTTGAGGTCCTTCACCCATAGGTTTTCCTCATTTCTTGAATGAAATCGGTGCCTTACCGGGTGAAGACCGCGTTCACCCTGGTCTTCACCCTTCATGGGTTCAAACGGGCGTCAGCGGTGACCAAAAATAATTCACAGGTATATGCGTTTTTCTAAAATCGTGCAAGTCATTGATTTTGCTCGGTACAAACCAAAAGGCCGAGGTCGCCGGTAATTAAAATCTACTTTTGCGGTAACGGCCCCTTGTGGGTTCCAGAATCCGCGGCTATTTACGCGTTACCATGAAAGACCCGGCCCTGATGACTCACGCGGAACGGATGAGCCTGCTAATGGGCACGCTGTACCATGAGCTGGATCCGGCCCGGTGCGCTACGCTTGCTTTAGAAATGGCCGAGCTGAGTGAAAAAGAGCAGGCGGACTTTATGTCGATGCATCAAATGGCGTCGCAGCGCATCGGTCAGTCAGTTGGTACCGCCAGCGGATATGGGAATGCGGTCGGAGTGGGCCAAGCTATCCATCCTGCCGTTAAAAGTTACGATGGTACCGTCAAGGCGCTTGCCGAAGCTTACCGCACAGATCCGAATTCGGGTTATCTCAAAAAAATGCACAACACCCGGCTCACCTACGAAAAGCACATAGATCGCATCGTTCGCGAGTACGGCCCGAAGAAAATCGGTGATCTCAATGTCGATCAGGTTTGCGAAAACTGGCTGAATGTCGGTCCTGCGATCGGACGCGCGCTGATCGGCATGCTGAGGATCATGGTGACCTACGGCGGAGATGCGCTGAACGACGATGCCTGCTCGAAGGTGTCTTTCCAGCTCAGCAATCGACGGCTGCGACGGTCTCACCAGATAGACCCGCTGATTACCGAGACTGAGCCGATATCAGAGATGCAATCACGCGACCTTATCCTCGAGGCACACTCAATGGGGCGTCCGTCAATAGCCCTCGCTCAAGCGCTCATGTTCGAATGCGGCCTTAACCAAAAGGACGTCATCGGAGAGTGGGTGCCCGCAACTGAGCCTGGCGACGGCGAGGTGTACGGAGACGAAAAGTGGACCCGGGGCCTGCGCTGGGAGGAAATCGATTCCGATTTCATTCTCCGCCACAAGAGCATCCGGGGGGTCGATACGATCGACTTAAAGGGCAAAGCGATGGTGTTGAACGAGCTGAATTATCTCATGCCGCCTGCGATGCAGAGCACTCATGCGATCAGAGAGTTCTTGCCGAAAAGCGGCGCCGTAGTTCGCAGTGAACGCCATAACAACCTGCCGTGGAGGTCTTCTGAATTCCGGCGTCTCTGGCGGTCTTTCGCCAACAACGTCGGCATACCGAAGAACGTGCGGAACAAAGTCGCGGCCGATCGGCTCGGTGATGATGACGACGAAGAAGAGGAGATCTCGGAGAGCAAGGGCGCTCGGCGAGCGCGAGCCATTCGGGTCAAAACCAACGATATCGCCAGCGGCTAGGGGTCCAAGCCTAGTTCGCGAGACTGGAAGGGGTGAAGCGATCACCCCTTCCTCACACCACCGGCTGTGCATCCGGGCCGTATCACCGGTGCAGTTGGCAAAGTGCTTCTCTTCGCGGAGGGCACGCCCTGAGGACGACGGCGGATACGGCAGGCCGTCGCATAAGAGGAAAACCATGAACCCACCCCCTTAAGGTGACTTCATGAATCAAGGCACGCCGTCGGTGGCAGCCGGCGGCGTGCTGCCTTTATATAGGGATTCAGCCACGGCGGAGCAAGAATCCGGCTCGGGCCGGCATCTGTGTCGGTTAATATTGGGTCTCGAATGAACCGGTTGGCAGAACCTAACGAATGCCGGCCCTTGCAACTCCGAAGGTTGGAGACTCTGCATACTCGACCTCAAAATGGCGAACGGGCAGCTTTCAGATAACGTCCTCAACTTTGCAAAGCCTCGAGCGGATCTGCACGGTTTGCCGATTTCACTGATACTGCAAGAGTATCTCGTTAAAGCGGGTTTGATGGACAAAAAACCCTAGAAGAGGTCTGGAAGATCGACCTTCAGACGAAGGCTTACGAGGTGAATTCCGTTCTTGAGTTTGTGTTTCTCAACGTTGTGCCCGAGCTGCATCGAGATGTCGATCACGCGCGAGGAGAAATCCTGAAGGGTTACGTTCCGCCGGACCCCGTGCTGGGCCAGGTAATCGACAAAATTCGGATAGAGCTGCGAGCGGGTGGAGTGCTCCGAAGAGATCCCGCCCAT